GACCAATATTTTCCAAGACATATTCTCCCACTATCTTCAAGCAGAGATTGCAGTCTCAGACGCACTTGCAATCCTAGACTCTATTCAGGGATTCCAAGGCGGAGAACTAATCGCGATTTCGTATAAGACAAAAGATAAGTCACTCGACTTCGTGACACATTTCTTTGGTGTTCACGATATTTCTGACAGACAACGAGTCGACGAAAAGATTGAGACCTATGTACTCAATTGCATCTCTGTCGAATCGTATCAATCAACGACTCAGAAAATATCTCGTGCATATGGTGGTTCTGCAGGAAACATCATTTCTAGTATGGCATCCTCTGTTATTAACGAATACATTTACAACAGTGACATCAAAGACTTCTACAGAAACTACAAACAGGTCTTGGGCGTAACTGTCACAAAAGAAGTCACGGTCGATCCAACCAATGGTGTGCAGAAATTAATTGTGCCTAATATGTCTCCGGACGATACCTTAGATTTCTTTGCATCAGAGTCTGACTCTGACAGTCACATTCCATATTACACCTTTTACGAAAATAGTCAAGGGTTTAATTTCCGCGACTTAGGTAACTTGGTCTCTCAAGAACCGGTTGACGATTTTGTCTATCTGCAAGCAAACACCGACGACGAAGACGATAAGTCTGAAACTGCGATTAGAGACTATCAGAAAATTATCGCATACAATGTCATCAGACAAACAGATTACCTTGTGAACTCAGTCAACGGATTGTTTAAATCCAAAATGATTAATCTTGATATTCTCAAGAAACGCAAGAATGAGTTTGTGTATGAGTACGATAAGTTTGAATCTCGTTTCAGTAAACTACAACCGTCTAAGATTTCTGGACAGGTGCAGGGAGACGCAACGGTGTATATGATGCAGTCTCGCACAGGACACGATTGCAACTGTACGGTGTTTGGACCGGAGAATCATTTACCTAAAAAGATTAATCAGTTTCTTAATGTAAAGAAATCATACGAGAGACATATCTTCAACACGGTTATTGAGGTTACATTGCCCGGCAACAGTGAACTTAATGCAGGTGATGTGATTAATTTACAGGTTCCCAATAGTACAACCCTCAAAAAGGCGGATAAACGGGAAGATAAATACTTAAGCGGAAAATACATTATCACAAAACTTCGACACAAGTTCGGAGGACAAACAGGACAACTATTTACAACTATTGTAGAGTGCGCGAAGGACACAGGAATCGAATGATTACTTTTAAAGAACACGCAGAAATGCGCGAGTACCAACAACTTGACGAAAAACTGATTATGTACAATCAGGGAAAACGATACGGTCAGGTCGTCTTCCTTGCAGGCGGTGCAGGTTCTGGTAAAGGATTTGCGCAGAAAGAGTTTATGGAAGGAGACAAGTTCAAGGTCTTTGATGTTGACGAACTCAAGAAGTTGTTTATCAAGGTCCGTGATTTGAAAATGGATTTGCGCAAACCGCAAGATGTATTTGACTTACACATGATGGTCAAAAAGTCTGGTGTCAAAGACGCGCGACTCAATCTACTTGCAAAGTCATTGTCTCAGTCCAAGTCCAAGGACACATTACCAAACCTAATGTTTGATGTGACTCTGAAAGAAATTGATGATATTAAAGAGATGATGCCGATGTTGAACGCATTGGGATATGATGCAAAGAACATTCATGTCACTTGGGTATTGACCGACTATTATGTCGCAGTCAAGGCAAACCAAGAGCGTGAGCGTGTCGTACCAGATGATATTCTATTGCAAACACACATCGGTGCATCCAAGACAATGACAGATATCATTAGAGGTAAGTTACCTCGTGGTGTGGACGGTGAAGTGCGGGTGATTCTAAACAATCGTCGCAACACCATTCCGTTTACAGATAAGGATGGTAAAGTAATCAAAGGTAGTGGTTCTGATAAAATGATTGTCAAAGACTTTACCTACCTTACACTCAAAAAGTCTGGAAAACGATTTGAAAAAGAATCGTCTGTAAAGAAACAAGTATTCAACTGGATTAAAGACAATGTGCCGAAAGATGCACTGCGTCAAATTGATATCCCAAAACAATAAGGAGGCGGATATGCCATTACCAAAGAAAGGCGTTAAAAAAGAAACACTTCAAGAGATTGTTGAACCACAGGTTGAAGAAACAGTCGAAGAAGAGGTTACAGAGTTTTTGCAAGAAATCAACGAACCTGAACATGAGGAAATCGTTGAGGAAGAAACTCCAAAAAAGAAGAGAAGTAAGAAAAGTTTCTACGGTTAATGAAACACTTCATCGGTAAACACACCGTATTCTTTTTCGGTGTTGTTGAAGATATCAACGATCCGGTTGAACTGGGAAGAGTTCGGGTAAGATGTTACGGTTATCATACCGAAGATAAATCGCAAATCCCAACCGACTCACTTCCATGGGCAATCGTTCTATCCCCCACGGATTCCGCATCTGTTTCAGGAGTTGGTCAAACACCTTCTGGATTGATGCAGGGGTCTTGGGTCTTTGGAATCTTCATTGACGGCGAACGCGCACAAGAACCAATGGTCTTGGGTTCAGTTGCGGGTGCGCCTTATAATGAGGTTGATGGAACAATCGGTTTCAATGACCCCGATGAGAACTTTCCAAGATACACCACAGAAAGTGATGTCAATAGACTATCTCGTGGGACACAAACTAAATCGTATACTCCAGATGATGCAATAGGAGAACCCGATGACCCATACAACGCACAGTATCCGCACAATCGTGTTATGGAAAGTCGTAGTGGTCATGTTAAGGAATACGATGATACGCCAGATTCTGAAAGAATTAGAGAACTGCACAAATCAGGCACTTTTTATCAAGTACACCCTGATGGTACAGTCTCTACGCACATTGTCAGAGACAGATACACAGTGGTTGCAAATGATGATTCCATACATGTGACAGGTGATGTCAGAATGATTATTGATGGAAACTGGGATGTTGATGTTACCGGAGATGTCAGTATTGATGCAAAACGAATCTATTTGAATAGAGATAACGGTGACGCATGGGCTGCCGCACGACTTGGTGATACCGCAGATACTGGTGATGAAGGAACTGGAAGTCACTTTGACACCAACTCTGCAGGAACAGATAAGATTGAAACTGGGTCAGGAACAGTCTTTATCGGCAAATAGTCTTAAAGGACCACAGATTAATTATAACGATTGAATGTAACTTTGTCAAGGAGAAAATTATGACAATTCATGAAACCCTACTACAATTAGTAGAAACCTACACTGAAGAAAGTGAAAAATTTGAAGGTGGAAATAAGTCCGCAGGGACACGCGCACGAAAGGCGCTTGCAGAGATTACAAAACTTTGCAAAGAAAGACGGTCAGAAATTCAGAACATTAAAAACTCTGACTAAATAGTATCAACAATAACTCAGAGAAGAGACATGGCAGATTCAATTTTCAGCGATCTTGACCTTTCGTTTGTTCAACATCCTGTTACGAACAAGTTGTCGAGAAAGAAAAATCGAGATGCAGTAAAACAATCAGTCAAGTCTCTGATTCTGACAGATTTTTATGAACGCCCGTTTAAACCAAATATCGGGTGTTCTATTCGTTATTACCTATTTGAATTATTTACTCCGCCTGTCAAACAACAGATGGAGAACGCAGTCCGCGAGGTCATTGCAAATCACGAACCTCGTGCAGAATTGATTGATGTGTTGATTGAAGAGAGACCTGATATGAACGCATTGACGGTATCTGTCGCATTCTTTATTAACAACGATCCAAATCCAGTAGTACTAGATGTAATTTTAGAAAGAGTCCGATAATGGCAACATCCGCAAACAGTTATTTAAGAGTCACCGAATTAGATTTCGAAGACATCCGCGACAACCTGAAGTCTTTCTTGTCAACTCAAACGGAGTTCCAAGATTATGATTTCGAAGGTTCCGCAATCTCGACTCTTTTAGATGTCCTTGCATACAACACACACTACAATGCGTATTATGTGAATATGCTTGCGAATGAGATGTTCTTAGATACCGCACAACAACGCGAGTCCGTCGTCTCCAAAGCAAAAGAACTTGGATATGTTCCTGTCTCTGCAATTGGTGCGACTGCAAATATCAACCTTACATTCACTGGGGTAGATTCAACAACCTCTCAGTTTACGATTCCTAAGAACTCAAAGTTCACCACAACCATTGACGATGTACAGTACACATATGTGACGCCTCGCGCGTATACGGTTGTGAACGAAAATAACGCGTTCTCACGGGATATTGAGATTAAGGAGGGTGTCCCACTCACACACCGTTTCGTCGTCTCTGGCGACCGCGCACAACGGTTCGT